AGAAGAAATCCCAAAATTGCCAGAAGGAGAAATACGACAATGTCCTTCATATTAATAACAGGCGAGAAAAAAGACCGCGTCGTCTCCCTGGACACAAAAAGTTATCCAATAGTAGGATGGCCACTCTGGTCTACAGCGATAAGTGTCCATATTGTACTCAGGTGATCCAGGAGATTCGGGAAAACCCGGCGCTCATCCATATGATTCGCTTCCATAACGTTTCTACTCAGGGGGTTCCATCGAAACAGATTACGCGCGTACCCACCCTGGTGACCAACGACGGTCACCTGCTTGTCGGAAATGACGTTCGCAAATGGATGGAATCGATGAAGCCAGAGGAGCGTGTCGAAGAGTTTGACCAGACGGTTCTTTCAGGTGCCATGCTCGACGACACACACGATAACGATGCCGGAAATTATTTCGACATTGAACACTTCAACATGCCCCTGGCGCCTCCTATGACGCGTGAACTCGAAGAAAAAGTGAACCGTAAGGTGTCTGATGCATACACGAAGGGTATAAAGTGAGCCTGCGTTTTGTGAGTATGGTTCGTCTCAAAACGATTCAGGCGAGTGCCTTTCGCACCGTCTTTGAGGTGCTCAAGGATATCATCAACGATGTCAACCTTGTCTTCCGACCAGAGGGTCTCATGGTTATCACACTCGATACGGCGCGCGTGACGCTTGTCCATCTGGTTATGCCAGCGGAAAACTTTGAAGAGTACCATTGCGAGGGGGAACACACTGCTGGTCTCAATGTGTCAAACACGTACAAGCTGCTCAAGTCGGTAACCAACACGGATACCCTGAGTATGTCGATTGATGATTTGTACCTGTTGCACATTCGGATCGAAAATGCAGCGAAAAAGTCATCGACGTCGTTCGATTTTAAGCTTCTGGACATCAACGACGATATGTTGTCCGTGCCTGAGATTGATATGAACGTTCTGACCACCATCCCGAGTGTCGATTTCCAACGCGTAACACGTGACATGAACAACTTGGCTCAGGATATTCGAATCACGCGTAAGAAGGATACACTCGAGCTCGAGTGTGAGGGTGGTTTTGCAAACCAAAAGACTATCCTCGAATGTGTCGAGCCTGGAAAGGACAAGGCGCTCGGGAATGTGTTTTCTCTCAAGTACATCAACATGTTCACCAGGGCGACAAGTCTGTGCTCGAGCGTTCAGCTGATGCAGCACGAGGAGGACGACAACATGCCCATCGTGTTCCGGTACACGGTTGCAAACCTCGGTGAACTCAAGTTTTACCTGGCGCCAAAGGTGGATGGCTGAAACAAGGGGCACGAACAAGTCGCTTCGCGACTTGGAAATCACACCTCCACCTGTGTCATTTTACCGAGGACGTTTTGAATATGAACTGTACCGGACACCTTTTTTACGAGGACCCATTTGATTCCCATGGAGATTCTCAACCCTCCTGGGAATGAAACTGTGAAATGTGGACGAGGGGCATACACATCGAGTGATACTGGTGATTGTGTTGGTCCTGAATGGCGCCTGACGATTTCAGTACAGATTGTGGGTTTCCTATCTTCGTCATTGACGAAGATTGCACTGTGCACAGGAACTAAAAACCGAGGGATGATGTTCTGAATGGGCCAACACCCGAGGTGCGTGTACAGCTGTCCCCCAAAGTAGTAATTGACATGTCCTGTTTCTCCTGGTTTGAATTTGTTCACTGGTATCAATTCATCCCCGTCGTGCCTGAACATATGATGAACCTGAAAATTCTTGGGTCTACATTGTTCGATGATATTTAAGACCCACATTAACTAAAAGAAAACGATATAATAAAAAGAATGGAAGGACGCTACCAGGAACGCCTGGTGGAATTTCAAAAAAGAATATCTAAAGGGGAATCGGCTGCTGAACAAGAGATGTACGACTATATGGCTGAATGCATTCCTTTATTGAGAGAATTTGAAGCTGCCGGAGGGAAGAAGAAGGATGTCTACGACAACTACATGATGACCGTTGAGGGAAATAACATGACACCGATACCGAAAAGGAATCCTGGGTATATAGCCAAATGCAAAGGTTGTGGTTCATTCGACCATATACTCGATGAATCGACGAGTGACATGATTTGCCTCAAATGTGGAGTGACTGATTACGTGCAATGTCAAGACGTGGGTTTCAAGGAGGAGCAGGAAATGGAACGTCACGTCATCTATTCGTACCGGCGTGAAAATCATTTCAACGAATGGGTCAATCAGTTCCAGGCGAAGGAGTACACGAGTGTACCACAAGAACTGATTGAACAATTACAGCTCGAAGTGAAAAAGCAGCGCATCAAAGACAAGTCAGATTTAACACATCGCAAGGTTCGTGAAATGCTGAAGAAAATTCACATGAATAAATACTACGAACACGCACCTTACATCACAACGACTCTCAACGGGGTGAAACCTCCAACCATGCCTCAAGCCCTGGAAGACCGACTTCGACTCATGTTTGGGCAGATTCAAAAGCCTTTTGAGAAACATTGTCCTGAAAACCGTAAAAACTTTTTGAGTTACAGCTACGTCCTGTACAAATTTTGTGAACTCCTTGGTGAGGATGAATACCTCCCATGCTTTCCTCTGCTCAAATCAAAGGAGAAGTTGTACAAACACGACGTTATATGGAAACACATCACATCCGACCTCGGGTGGCAATATATAGCTACTTGCTGATTACCATCCCAAATGAAAATATACACTTCCAACCTATTTTTTTTTATCCAGCTTGACAGGAAACCACCAATCGATAATCTCACACGCCCGAATGGTCATGTAATACACGAAATACATGACCCGTGTCGACATCTTTGTATCCTTATCTTTTACCATAGTTGTACTGGCACGCTTCATCTCTGGCGTGAACATTTGAGTTTAAAATGTCGGGTGTTTTTAAATAATGAATTTTGTTGTTGCTCTCTTGGGCTACAGACCCAAAAATGTTACGCGTAAGAAGGCGTCTCCGGTCAAAAAGTCTGCAGTCGACATTGAAAAGAAATTCAAGCGTCTAGTAAGGGAGGGATACTCCCCAAATCGAGCACGTTATCTTTCAAGGATGTAACGTACTCCACTTCGAGGTCACCTCCAGAATTTGGGAAGTTTATCAGGATAGCCTCAGGCACTTCCAAAAGTTTCATGTACATCCGAGTCTGGATAGTGTGTTCATGTTTGAGCACTTTGACGGACTTTAGCTCAACTATAATTCTCGAATCAACAATGAGATCCGCACGAATGCTTCCAATGACATGTTGATCAAACATTATTGAAACGATTCGCTCCGTCTGATATGGGATATTCGACTTTCGCAGACCAACCTCCATGGCGTTGTGATAGACACGTTCCGAAAAGCCAGGTCCGAGTGTTTCCCACACTCGGGTCGCAATTGCCCGCACACAGTCTTTCATACTTCCGAAACTACAGGCGGTGTTTTTAGGTTAAAAATAGGCATACTCGACTTCTGGACATTCTCGCAGCTCAAACGTTTGTAGAAGCGCTTCTCGAGGACGGGACTTCCACGGTACACGACAGGAAACATCATACCGTCAAACTTTGAATTGTCGAGCGTCGCCTGGATAGACGCGATGATCTGTACCGGAAAAACGTCACCAGGCTTGAGCTCAAAGACCCAATCGTTCTTTGCCGCCTCTTCTCCATCAACAATCTCATCCTCTGGTGCTACGATACATTTGAGCTGGTCTGCGTGCTCTTCCGTCGTTACAAAACTCACNGGCACGACAGTGACATCGGTAGGACCGCCATTGACACGAACGCGATCGATCCAATACTGCATCATTCCTATCTTTTCTTTTAATGTTGGTTTTAAGTCCTCGCGGCGCTGTCCAATGGACAGTTATTTAATGTTGGTTTTAGGTAGATGGAGACGACGTTGTACGTCGATTCCAGACAGAGAGACACGACAATGTACCCGTCAGGGAACTCATACACGTTGTTTCTTCAGTCGCCCGTTCATAACATCAGTCAGATTGACCTGATTTCAGCTAAGATTCCAAACACAATGTATAACCTCACGACGAGCTCGAATGTTCTCGTGATTGGGACATCCAACGTGGCTTTGAATCCAGGTTTTTATTCGACTGATTCACTTGCCAGCACATTCAACGATAGCTACCAAGTTTCAAACGTCGCAGTGAGTTACCTTGAGTCTGAAGGAAAGTTTCTATTCACTGGGAACCTCGCATCAGTAACAACCCTGACGCAGGAAATTGCAGAAATTCTCGGCCTTCCACTTGGCACAACACTCTCAAGTCCAATTGCCACGAACGTCGTGTATCAGGGAATCTATCCAACTGCAAATGCGTACGTCCTATCAAGTAACATCGTGAGTCTCGAGATGAATGATTACATTTGGCTGGATATTGAAGAGTTTCGGACACCGTTCACAACCGATGCACGGAAATTGATTCTCAATCCACAGGGTGTGTACACGACGACGAGTAATACATCAGCACGTTCCTTCGCCATTATACCGATGGATGTTCCGTCTGGTGGTATCAAATCGTTCAAAGAGGCGTTTGATTACCCAGTACATGTCACGTTCCCATCACGACTCGACTCACTCGACAGACTCACAATCAAGTGGCTTGACCGAAACGGAAAACCCTTGGATTTCCATGGGCTCGACGTCAATTCATTCACGCTTCGACTTCATACGGTACACGTACCGGATGAAGTCGAACGTCCTGTCAGTTTACCACCACCCGTCCCCTACGAAAAGGAGAATCAAAAGATTATATGGGGGGCGATGCTTGCGCTCGTTATTGGTCTGATGTTGATTATTTTGGCTGGCAAGAAGAAATAACTCCTTCAGTACTTATCCTCCGACATGACGGACATACCCTTGATGCTACGCTGCTCAGCCTGAGTCGTCTGACCAGGGACGCGCCGAGCACCGGTGCGGTTGAACGCGAGGATGGCGAGGACAAGAAGCAGAACAAGAATGATCGTGGTACGCTTCATTTGTTAAAGGGTGAGAAAATTATACAAGTCGCGAAGCGACTTGAGGATCTCACCGGCGGTCATCTGCGATGAACTTAAAACTTTGTACGGACCCATGCTGCATTCTTGAGCACCGTGTTGTGTGCCATTGGTGATGTACGCTTGAGGTAACGCGCCATAATCTGGAGGCGACGGAACACTGCCAGTGGCGAGTTGCTCTTCATGGCAAAGGTCAGAGACTTGTAACGGTTCGGCACGTTGGCAGACACGGTGTACCCATATAGCTTGCCTGGTGAGAGGGGTGGGAGTGTATACGGACCCTTGCCTGGAAGACCGCGATTTCTGATGCGCACGGAATTGACGCGGACGGTGCCACCTGAAATGTGACGCGTGTAAGCGCGGTGATTCGCACTGGCTGGGACGCGGATCGTCCGTGGCTTGCGGTGGAACGTGTACGCGCGACGAAGAATGGTTGGCATTGTTACTATTAGCCAGATAAAAATTCCTTTCCACATGTCCGTCGAACAAGGTGCACGCACCTTGTCTTAAAAAAACAGCCGCACGGTACTGTAAATGAAGTATGTCGTCGGTGATTTCGAGTCTACGGCTCAAAAGATTATACACTCAATCAGCTTCGCCCCTGTGAACGTCACTGAGAAGAAGACGTGGGTATCACACGGACGCAGTAAAAGTNCAGAGTACCGCAAGAACCGGTCTGTGACGCACGGTGAGCTGCGAACCATATTCATCAAAGAGGCGCTCGACGAACCGCTCATCGCTGAAAACGAACGCGTTCAAGCAAAGCTCGGTCGGACAATCATTCACGGACAAGAGGCGGTTGTGCTTCCTTTTCGTGACGCCATCTGTGAGTTTCTGCACTGTGTGTGGGAGCAAGGGGATGGCAACTGGCTCGCACACGCGATGGATAATGAACTGGAAATTCTGCAAGTGACGGACAAACACTTCAAGACGGGTCTGTTTCCGAAACCACTCCGGGC